GTGATAGTAGTGACTGTATATTGAAACCTGTAAAAGTTTATAATAACACCATAGATTTTTCTGGAAACTCTTATATTGTTTTATGTGAAGTTATGAATACAGATGGAACACCACACGAATCAAATACCAGAGCAAAACTCCGCGAAGTTGCGAATGAAGATTTGGATATGTGGTTTGGTATTGAACAAGAATATGTTTTCATGAATCCAGAAACAGGAAGACCATATGGCTGGCCAGAAATAGGATTTCCAAAACCACAAGGACGATACTATTGTGGTGTGGGTGGTGATGCAGTTCGTCTTAGAAGAATCGTAGAAGACCACGCATATTACTGCATCGAAGCAGGCATTCCACTAGCAGGAACAAATGCAGAAGTAATGCTTTCACAATGGGAATATCAGATAGGAACTGCTGGCACTATTGAAGTTTGTGATGACCTTTGGGTTGCAAGATATATGCTTGAAATTTTGGCAGAAAGACAAGGAGTTTCTATAAGTCTTTCACCCAAACCAGTTGAAGGGGATTGGAATGGTTCAGGCGCACATATTAATTTCTCAACAAAGAAACTTCGCGAAAAGGGTGGTAAAGAATACATTACAAGAATCATAAAAGAATTTATGGATTCGCATGAAGAACACATTGACGAGTATGGTTTGGGTAACGACAAGAGGTTGACAGGGGAACATGAAACACAACATATTGATGTGTTCTCTTCTGGTGATTCAGACAGAGGTGCTTCAATTCGTATTCCGCCTGTTACTGCTCAAACATATAAAGGATATCTTGAAGACAGACGACCCGCCGCAAACATGGACCCATATAGGGCAGTAGCAATTATTTCTAATTCTGTTTCTAAAGCAGAACTTGTTCATATGATTCCATATGATTCTGTGAGGTAACTATGAATAAAAAAGATATCAAAAAAACATTTGAAAGTTTATTGCAGTACGGTTGGATGTGGGGAAGACCAAAGTACATAGAGGATTGGGATTTACTGTTCAAATACTACAAAGAAGAATTGAACAACGGTAAAGAGTTTGAACCAGATACGACAAAGAAAGCGAAAGTAACATGAGCAAAGAAAAAGTTTTAGATGCAGGACATGTTGAACTTGTAAGTTATATGGGAAGTGACTTAACCGTAGTAAATGCTGCCAGAGTTTCATTTGCAAACGAAAGTCACTTTGATATAGACCACGGTGGTATGCCTTGTCTTTCAGAAAAAGATACAAAACTAATTAAGTATCTTGCAAAGCACAATCATTGGACACCGTTCGCACATCCACAGATTACTCTAAGAATCAAAGCACCTATTTCTATCCGAACACAATTCTTTAAGCATAAGCAAGGGTTTGTAGAGAATGAAGTTAGTCGTAGGTATGTTGATGAAGTACCTGAGTTCTATTATCCTAAGTGGAGAAAAAGACCAGATAAATCAATGAAGCAAGGAAGTGGTGAGTTTTTGGAATGCACTGATGGAGGAGACACATCTGGTGGTTTTGCAACACATCCTCTTTATGAATCATATCGACATCTTATGCACAGAGCATTGAGTACATACGAAGAGTTACTTGCATCCAATGTCGCACCAGAGCAAGCACGATTCGCTCTCCCGCAGGGAATGTACACGGAATGGTTTTGGACGGGTTCTCTTGCGGCATATGCAAGATTCTATAAACAAAGAATTGATGACCACGCTCAGTGGGAAATTCAACAATATGCAGGCGCAGTAGGAAAAATTATTGAACCATTATTCCCAGTTTCTTGGGATGAACTCTCAAAGTGATATAAATAATATCATCAACGGAAAGGAAGATAGATTATGGAATATATTAGTGACCTCTTACCAGAAGAATTTCTAGAGCCATATAAAAACACAAAACCGAATTGGGGATACAACGGTTTAGGTGAAATAGTTTACAAAAGAACATATTCTAGAATTAAGGAAGATGGCACTAATGAAGAATGGTGGGAAACCGTTGCACGGTGTATAAACGGCGCACAGAAGATTGGTGCTGATTATACCACAAAAGAAGCAAGACAACTATACGATTATATCTTCAACCTCAAATGTAATTTTGCAGGAAGAATGTTATGGCAACTAGGAACTTCCACCGTTGACCGTTTCGGTGGAAACTCCCTTCTTAATTGTTGGGGTGTCTGTATTCGAGACATTGATGACTTTTGTTTTATCTTTGAGAACTTAATGTTAGGCGGAGGAGTTGGATTTTCTATCAGAAAAGAAGATGTCCACGAATTACCAAGAGTAAAAGAAGGTGTAAGAATTGTTCACGAAAAGACAAATGATGCAGACTATATTGTTCCAGATTCCCGCGAAGGTTGGGTAAAACTTCTTAAGAAATGTCTAAAGTCATATTTCTATACTGGTGAGTCTTTTACTTATTCTACCATTCTTGTTCGTTCAAGTGGAGAACACATAAAGGGATTTGGTGGTCAAGCATCTGGTCCTGCCATTTTAATTGAAGGTATTGAAAAAATTGGTGAAGTCATCCGTGAACGAGAAGGAAAGAAACTCCGTTCAATTGATGTTCTTGACATATGTAATATCATTGGTTCTGTTGTGGTTGCAGGTAATGTTCGCAGGTCTGCTGAGATTGCTGTTGGTGACCCCGATGATTATCTGTTCCTTCGCGCAAAGAGATGGGACTTAGGAAATGTTCCTAACTGGAGAGCGATGTCCAACAATACAATCTATGCAGATTCCTACGACCACATCAGTGATGCGGTGTGGAAAGGTTATGATGGTTCAGGAGAACCTTACGGTTTCTTCAATCTCCCACTGGCACAAAAATATGGCAGATTACAAGACAAGATAAAAGATAGATGTGAGATTGTAAACCCTTGTGCAGAGATTCTTCTTGAGTCACATGAGTGTTGTAACCTTTCAGAGATTTACTTAAACAACATAGAGTCAAAATCAGAACTAAAGAAATGTGCAAAACTTCTATACAAAACACAAAAAGCCATATGTGCATTGCCATTTATTCATAAACAAACTGAAGAAGTGGTTCATAGAAATATGCGTATAGGTGTTGGTGTAACTGGCATTTGTCAATCCCTAAACAAAATAGATTGGTTAGATGATTGTTATGTAAGTTTAAAGGAATTTGACGAAGAATGGTCAAAAAGGAAGGGATACCCCACAAGTATCAGATTAACGACAGTGAAGCCCTCAGGGACTCTCTCCTTGCTCTCTGGAAGCACTCCGGGTGTTCATCCTGCGTATGCGAATCACTTCATTCGTAGAGTGAGAATGTCTAGTAATGATGAATTAGTAGATGTTTGCAGAGAAGCCAATTATCCTGTAGAATATGCAAGAAGGTTTGATGGTACTGAAGACCACTCAACAGTTGTTGTGGAGTTTCCATGCCACATTAATGGAAGAACAATTTTGGCGGAAGACATGAGTGCTGTGAGACAATTAGAATTGGTAAAAGAATTACAAACCAAATGGTCGGACAATTCTGTGTCCGTTACAGTATACTACCGCCTAGAAGAATTGGACGAGATAAAAGAATGGCTTTCAAATAACTATGAAACTTCACTAAAAACTGTAAGTTTCTTGTTGCACAACGACCACGGCTTCGACCAAGCACCATATGAGGAAATTAGTAAAGAGGATTATGAAAAACGAGTTTCCAAACTTAAAGAAATAAAAAAGGTCTCAAGTGGCGAAGTTTTGAGCGAATTAGAGTGTGCTGGCGGCGCATGTCCAATCAAATAAAATGCAAAGTTTTTATTGACACCCCTCTTTAAAGTGGTATAATGTGGGATTATAATTCATGTTTAGAATTAAAGTATACTAAATATGAGACATAACAAATGAAATCGGAGTTGATTTCAAGGTGCATTTCGCACCACCCTCTTTAGCCAGAGGTTTAACTTAGAATTATAGGAGAAAAGTTATGGCTAAGCAAGATTGCCCTGCAACGGGATGCGGAAACGATGTTATCACATCGTCACTAGGTAAGGTTGGAATTAATCGTAGTATGCTAATCACCCTCGCACTACTTCCATTTGCATGGGAAGGCGTAAACTGGGTTGGTTCAGCAGTTCGTGAACTTTGGGGTCTCGTCGCCAGTGTTTGATACACTGAGATATAAAGGAGATTACCAATGAAAATCTCAAATCTTACAAAGTTTGCTGTTGCTTCGTTATGTGCAGGTTTTGCATGTGGCGCAGTAAGTGCAGACGAAACTGACCTTCAAGCAAGGCTTGAAGCCGCTGAAGCAAGGATTGCTCAATTAACTGCTAATCAAGAACCAACATGGTTAGAAACAACCAGAGCAGAAGAAATTCGTTCATTGGTTGATGATGTTCTTGCAGACGCAGAAAGCCGTGCATCTTTTCAAGGTGCAAAGAAACGACCCTTTACTCTAAAGGTTGGTGGTTTTGTTCAAACTCGTTGGTCATACAACGACACTAAGACAGATGGTGTTGATGCAACACACGGTTTTAGTGTACCACGAACTCGTCTTATCTTCTCAGGTAGGATTGCAGATTCCTTTGGGTATAGAGTAAGTGGTCAATGGACTGAAGGTGGCGACTTCACACTGAAGGATGCATATGTTGATGGATACGGTTTCCGTGTTGGTCAATTTAAGAGTCCTTTCATGAAGGAAGTTCTAACTTCACAAACAGATACTCTCGCTGCAGAGAGGTCTGTAATCTCAAACCAGTTCGGTCAAGGCCGAAGTCAAGGTGTACAGTATGGTTGGAAGAATGATTGGGGTGGAATCCGCCTCGCATATACCGATGGATTCGATACTGCAAATGGTGCAGGTGTCCAAAATGGTTATGCTCTTACCGGCCGTCTAGATGTCACTCCAAAAGAATGGTTAAATCTCGGTGTTGCTGTTTCACACAACGACCTAGTTGATTATGACTATAACACATGGACTGTTGACGGAACACTTAAGACTGCATTTGGTTTAGATTTTACTGGTGCTTATGTTGCAACAATGGATGATGTAAATGGTGATGATTGGGGCACAGTTTGGACTGCTTCATATCAATGCACTGATAAGATGCAAGGTTTCGTTCAATACGAAATGGGTCGTCTTGAAGGTGTAGAAGATGACCTAAGCATCGCAACTGTTGGTGTTAACTATGCATTCAACAACAATATTAAGTGGACAACCGATTTTGGGTATGCACTTAATGCTATTGATGCAGGTTGGAATTTGGGAAACAGTGGATGGAACACCACTGCAAACGAAGGTGAAGTTCTAATTAGAACCCAACTTCAAGTCAAATTCTGATAATAGGTTATTACCTAAAAGAAGCAACCCCCTCTTCGGAGGGGGTTGTTTTTTATTGCTTCCAATATAAGATTTCTTGAGTAACACCCTTAAATGCATAGGGGTTATCGAAAATAGAAGAACCAACTGGTCCTGATTCATCATCAACTGGTTTGGGTGGTGGGAGTGAGTCATCCCAAGGTAGGGTAGATATATCACCAACATCAGTACCGAATGAGTGTAAATCTGGAGTGAGTTGTGAAGGTGGTGTAGCCGCTTTTTGCCTCATAACATTAGGAGTCATAGGTTTTATTCTATTCACAAAGTCTCGAAACTTTAATAATTTTTTATGTCTAATGTTGTCGTCCATTTCAATTCCCTTCTTTATATTTATTAAATAATACATTTGCAAGGGTTTGGCCGGCTAAATTATCTGTTGGATAATTTTTAGAAGCAAGAAGTCTGGAATTTGAAATTTTCGTAGAAAGTTCCATGAACGCATCTTTATATAATGGAAATTCTTCTGCCAAAAGTAATGATAAAAACATAGATTTTGTAGAATGAAGAGATGGATATGAAGAATCATCTTCTAAACCAAAAGATTCGTTTATCATAAATCCTTGTTTCTTTCCCAATATATTTGGTCTCATTCTACCATGTTTTTTCTTTTCTTCAGCCACAATAATATCAATATCATCGGATATTTCTTTAATTTCTTCTAGGTTGTATTTTAAAGAAAATAAATCTAACAATTCAATATATTCGTTTACTGTATTATTCTCATATTTTTTAATTGTAATTATATCTTCTTCTTTGACTCTTCTTCCTATATTTTCAAGAAGTTCTAATTCTATTGTGGTTTTATCACTGGAATTTTCGGGA